GAACTCAAGCGATTTCGATCTATACGAAGAGCTTTTGCTTTGTATGAAAAAACAGGAGAATTAGATTTTCCATTGTTTATTACACATTTTGTGATATTGAATAATATGTTTCCTGTTCAGGTTTTAAACCAATTTCTATTTTCAGAAGTTCCTGACAAACATTGGAATAAGCTTAAAACCACATTATCATTCTTAAATTTGTTAGTTCAAGATAAATCGATAATACTTCTTACTGAACCCAAAGTAAGAGTCAGGCTAAATAAAATTGTAATAGATAAAAATCTTTTAAAAGAACTGGAAAAACAGATTTCTTAGCTGTACTAAATAAAATATATGAATAGTCAAATTACTGACAAAATAATAAAGTACTTAGAAAGTTTAGAAAAAGAAGTACTTAAAGAAGATGGGCAGATTTCTGCTCCTGCTACTGATAGCTCCGCAACAGGTGGAACTCTTCCAGTTCCTATGCTTGGAAAGAAAGTAGTACGTCGGAAAAATTTAGAGGATCAAGAAAATGAAAAAAATTCCTAAGTGGCTCATGAACATTTTAATTGGTATTATTCTTAATTCACTTAAGAATACATCTATTGTTCAAAAAATTATAGTTAAACTCAAAAGCAGAAAAGCTCTCGTTGGCCGAGTTGGTATTTTTGCTTTTACGGTTTTAGCTGCTGTCAAATATTATAAACCTGAACTTCCTATTGATGATAGTGTAGAACTCTTAGGTATGATTTTTTCTTGGTTAGCTTTTGAAATTGGGCTTGATAAAACCGAAATTGAAAATATTGAATCGCAAGAATTTGATCCAACCAAGCCAGTACAAATTGGAGATATAGAGCTTCCTTCTCCAGAATCTATTGGAATTATTATAAAACAGTCCAAGAAAATTACGTCGGATGAAGATAACTAAAGTATGGCAAAAAAAGAGCAGCATTCAGCAGTAGGAGTAGATTCAGAAATACAAGATCTATTTGCGCCAGTAGATGGTGGAGCTGTTGAAGGAGATGAAGAACCAACCTTCATGCTTCCTGAAATTAGAAAATCAGTAGAACCTCCTAATAAAACTGAACCAGAAGGAACACCAGAAGATAAGAAAATTGATAAAGATGCAGAATATGCAAGGTCTAACTTATATGAACTTATAGAGCATGGAATGGCTGCTGTTCAAGATCTTTCTCATTTGTCTAGAGAACAAATGCACCCTCGAACGTACGAAGTTTTCTCAAAACTTATGAAAGAAGTGGCAGATAATAATTTGTCACTGCTTGAACTTGCCAATAAAAAGAAAGATGCTAAGAAAGGTATAAAATCCACGGGTGGAGAAACACCAAACGGACAAGTTAATATTGATAAAGCAATATTCGTTGGAACGACTAGCGATCTTATTAAAGCGATGAACAAAACGGAAGGATAATCTTATATGCCTTTCGATATTAAAGAACGCTATAGAGGTTATCTTGGAAATCCAAATCTCAAGAGACCGTTTGAACAAATTGAATTCACAAAAGAACAGATAGAAGAAGTCTATAAGTGTAAGACTGATCTATTTTACTTTGTTCAAAATTATGTACATATTGAAATTCCTGGCCGAGGCGTAAAATCCATTAAAGAAGTTGGTTTATGGCCGAAGCAATATGATATGCTTCGAAATCTTCGGGATAATCGTTTTAACATTTTTAAGATCCCTCGCCAATCTGCAAAAACCACCACAGTTGCAATATATTATGCTTGGTGTGCAATATTCAATGAATCTGAAAAAATAGGTATTCTTGCCAATAAAGCAAAATTGGCATGCGAAATCGTAGGCAAATTCAAGAAGATTATTGAAAATCTTCCTCTTTTCTTACAACAAGGAATATTAGAGTATAATAAAGGTAATATTGCTCTAGAGAACGGGAGCGAAATAAAAGCTGAAGCAACGTCTGAAGATCCATTCCGAGGATTTTCATTGACCAAAGTTTTCATGGACGAATTATCCTTTGTTAGCTATGAGTTAGCTGATAAAATATATGAGTCTTTGTATCCTACAATCTCAAGAGCAGAGAATTCGCAGTTCTCTATAGCATCTACACCTAAAGGAATCAATAACCTTTTCTATAAGATGTGGGTTGATGCTATTGCTAAGAAAAATGATTTTGTACCATTAGAGATAAAATGGTACGAAGTTCCTAGAAAAGATCAAAAAGCATTCGAAACTGAAACTATTAGAAATATCGGTAAAACTAGATGGAAACAGGAGTTTCTGTGTGAATTTCTTGCACAAAGTAATAGTCTTATTCAACCTGATGCTATTGAAAGAATTGTTACACATGAACCTATAGAAATAAAAAGCGATTTTAGAAAATTTGCTGAGCCGCAGCGCGATGAAAAGGATTCAACTGGAAAAGTATTAAAAGGAAAAAAATACATTCTAACTGTTGATTCTTCTGAAGGTGTTGGAAATGACAATTCTGCTCTTGTTATTACAGACATTTCGCAATATCCGTATCAAGTTGTTGGAACTTATAAAAATAACTTAATAAATCCAACTATGTATGCATCAGTAGTTGTCGAACTTGCCAAATATTACAATAATGCTCATCTTTTGATTGAAAATAATTCTATTGGATACGCAGTAGCAGAATCTATCATAACTGATCATGAATATGACAATATTATATACACTAAATCGATACAAGGTGTCGAGAAAGTTTCAAATGGATATGGAAAAACTGCTTCTAATTGCTTAAAAACAACCGTAAAAACTAAAGCTCTCGGCTGTTCTACTCTTAAAAAGCTGATAGAAGATGGAAATCTATCAATAAATGATTTTAATATATTTCAAGAGCTCGTATCATTTGTTTCAACTGATTCATCTTTTGCTGCTGCGAAAGGAGCAACCGACGATCTTGTCATGTGCCTTGTTATGTTTGCGTGGCTAACAAAACAAGAGGTTTTCCAGGATTTAGTGAATGATTCATATAACTTTATTGATTTAGATGAAGATGGTGATATTGTAGATAGTCCAGAAAAAATGCTCATAAAGCACTACGATACGCCAGTAAATAAGCAATTAGAAACTATTGAAAAAGAAGAGAATCTTATGACGTTTGGCTACGTTTCAAGCGTAGATAAAGATCCTGAAGATGATTTTGATTTTAACTGGTAGAAGCTCATAAGGCTATGAAGAATGAAATAGATCAAACTCTTATAAATAAATTAAGAAATTAATGTAGCCAGATTTATTCTTTGGTTAAAGATTTATAAAAATTCCAATTTGGAGAAAAAGTTATGTCACACCTGCTTAGTCCGTCAGTCGAACTCAGAGAATTCGACGAAACTCTTGGAGTACAAGCTGACAGCACCGCTGTAGCCGGTTTCGCTGGAGCGTTCAATTGGGGACCCGCTCATCAAATAATGAGGATAGACGGACCTAAAACTCTTGAGAAAGTATTTGGTCTTCAGGGATCCTCAAACACTGATTTTTTGATTGCTTCTCAGTTTCTTAATTATTCTAGCAATCTTCGAGTAGTAAGAGCTATTTCAAGCACTGCAGCAAATGCAACTGCAAACTCTTCTGGTCTTCTTATCAAAAATGATGAACAGTATAATTCGTCATATTCTGAAGGTCAAGCATCAGTTGGTGTTTTTGCTGCGAAGTATCCAGGAGAAAAAGGAAATGGTTTGATTGTTGCTTATGCGGATGGCGCTAGTTGGTCAGTAGCTAAGACTGGTTACACAGCAGAAGCCGGAAGTATAACTCTTACTTCTACCGGTCTTACAGCATTTAATGCTGGAGACGAGATCTGGGTATCAGGCGTTAAAGTTGCTACTATCGTAAGTATTGAAAGTGCAACTTCTTGCACACTAGACACTTCAATTATTCTTGGAGATGATTCTCCAGCAACTCCAGCTTCATTTGATATTAAATGGAAGTATGCATCTGATTTCAATTTTCAGCCAGGAACGTCAGTCTGGTCTTCTGAACATGGAAGTGTAAATGATGAACTTCATGTTTTAGTAATTGATGGATCTGGCACATTCTCTGGATCAACTGGCACTGTTCTTGAAAAGTATGAATTCGTTTCAAAAGCAGGTGATGCTCGTCTTGATAATGGTGAAAGCAACTATTACAAAAACGTAATCAATACAAAGTCGAAGTATGTTCGATGGATGGATCACGATGCAGCTGGAACCAACTGGGGTTATAATGCAAATACTGTAACTTATGATTCTCTTGGTTCTGGTAAAATCGCAACGCTTTCTGGCGGTGTCGATGGAACTGTTACTTCTGGTAACAAGCTTACCGCTTTCCAAGTTTATCTCGATGGTGGCGCCGATGAAATCGGTGTTCTCTTCGCTGGTGATACTGGATCAGATAATGCATTGGCCAACGGCGTTATTGCAATAGCACAGAGTCTTAAGTTTTCTATTGCTTGCGTTTCTCCAAAGCGATCTGATGTTGTAGATAATGAAGGAAGCGAAGTCGATAGTATCATAGCTTTCAAGAGTTCTTTAACTGGAACTGATAG